CGGTCACCAGCAGCTGCTTGGCGCAGCTGTCACGGTCCTGCTGAATGCGCGCCACCGCGTTCAGTCCCTCCTCGACCATCTGGCGCGCGTGCAGGTCGCTCTCGGACGTTGCCGCCGTCAGGTGGTCCCCGTTACCATTCGTCATCGCTTGCATCTCCAGCTCCGTTTGTCCTGCGTCCAGACCTTTCGGAGGCCGTGCCGACCGCAGATATCGGCACCCCCCGCCTTCGGCTTCCGCCGTACCTCCGCCTCGGTGGGCGTGTGAGCCCCGCCCAGCGGCATTACCAGATCAGGCACAGTCAGCCGCCCCTCCGGCTGCGCCGTCAGCGGTGCCCACCGCTGCCCGAACACCAGCCCTCCTGGCACCGCCCCCGGCATCGGGGCCGCCAGATAGGCCAACAGCGGCCGCGGACGCGGCAGCGGCACCGGCTCGGGCGCAGGCCACAGCACCACGCCCGCCCACACCAGCGCCGTGGGCGTGGTCAGAGCCAGCACCTTAGAACGGGAGAGGATCACCGCCGCGCTCCATCAGGTCATCGAGGCTCCCCGGCTTGTCGATCGCGTCGAGCGGGTCGTCGATCCGGGTGCGGACCGTCGTGACCTCCGCCCCGGGCCAGACCTGCTTGGCCTTGGCCAGCGCCGGGAACCCTGCCAGCAGCCGCCCGATCTCGTCGAGAGTGTAGGCGGCGCAGCGCCTGCCCTCCGGGCGGATCGCCTTCAGGTCCTCGGTGGTGCGCGCCAGCAGCGCCACCGTGCCGTCCGGCAGGGTGACCTCCCAGACCTCGGGCGGGCGCGCGCTGTGCCCGGCGGCGCGGGCGGCCTTGTCGAGCGTGCGCCACGCCAGCGTCATGCGCGCCGCCTCACGCTGGACGTCGACCAGCTCCCCGGTCTGGATCGCCTTGGCGTACAGGAAACGCTGCCGGTCAAATTTGGCCCGCAGCGTTTCGTCCACCAGCAGGCGCAGCCTGCCGCAGCCCCAGTACGCCTCGCACTCGATCGCGGCGAAGTCGGCACCGTCGACCGCCGCCTGCCCCACGAGGTAGGTGCCGTTGCTCCTGTCCCAGCGGTTCGGGTTCGCCTCGGCCCGCTCCGCCTGCTCCGCCATCTTGCTCATGCCCTTGCTCCTTTGCGCGGCTTCCCTTTCAGCATCTTGGCCAGCCGCTCCGCCAGACGCTCGTACGCCCTCATCCGGTTCACCAGCTCCCGGCGCTCGCTCTTGAACGGGCCCCACTGCTCGGCAAGCTCCAGCAGCTCCCGGTACGGTGCCACACGCCGCGGTGCGCCCGCCTGCAGGAACACGATCCGGTGGGCGGGGTCGCGCCCGTGGGTCCGCAGCACCACCTCCCTGGCCTCCCGCTCGGCGGCCCACACAGGTGCCAGCACGCCGTCGATCGAGGCGATCTCTTTCGCCAGTTCGGTGATCTCCAAACGGAGGTCAGACAGCTCATTTTCCAATTTCACTTTCTGGCTTTCGCCTGCCCCGGTTTTGGCGTGAGGCGCGGCAGTTTTAGTTCCCCGGGAGCTTGCTCGCTCCACTCCATGGAGCGAGCGGAGCACGCTTTGCTCCGCTCCCGGGGAACTAGACGCGCCGGACCGGAGCGGAGCAGATTTTGCTCCGGTCCTGCTCCACTCCATTTCAGAGCGGAGCAGATTGCCCTCATCTGAGTACCTCCTCACAAAGTACTTTAAGAACACCCCGTAAGTGTCATTTTCGTCGACCCGAAATACCACCGCATAAGGCCACCCGATCAGGTCAGTCATTGGTCACCGTCCCGGGTCGATTTGAGGGGATCGAGCGGACCCCGGTTTTCATCCGGCGGGTCATCGGGCAGGTGTAGTCAAACGTCTCAAGGACGTTCTCGCCGTGCCACTTCTTCAAGAGGTCCTTGGCCGCCTTCTCGGAGCACCCCAGCATCCGCTCCAGCACCTTCCCGGCCCAGCGGTCCTTGTTCGAGCTGGTCGAGGACAGCGTGTAGAACCGCCCGGAGGGCTTGCCGTCCTCATCCAGCAGGCCGCGGTCGATCGCGTCGAGCGTCAGCCCGATATCGTGCATGGTGACGCCATCGAGCGCGCCCGGAGGCCGCCACGGGACCAGCACGCCCACGTCATCCCCAGGGAATATCCCGGTACCGTTGTTGAGGGTGATCGTCCGCTTCTCGAACCAGCGGACCGCCTCGACCTTGCTGTGGTTGGCCTTGGCGTCGTCATAGCGGACGTAGCTGGTCCGGGTGTCCGCAGCCACGTCCATCGCCAGCGCCTCGTCCTCGGTCATGGTGAACAGGGTCGACAGGATGCGCGCGGTCCCGATCAGGGCCCCGCCGCCGCGGCTTGCGTCCGCGTCCCCAGCCATGCCGCCCGCGTACTTCTTGGTGTGATGCACCAGCAGCAGTCCGGTGCCGGTGGCACGCGCCACCTCCCGCCACAGGATGCCCGCCCACTTGACCTCGCTGTTGCTGTTCTCGTCGCCCATGAACGTCTCGGCGAACGGGTCCGCGACCACGAACCCAATCCCCTCCGCCCGGATGGTTTCGATCAGCCGGTCGACCAGCGGCATCCGCACGATGGTCTTGGTTTTGGCGTCGGCCTGCGCAATGACGATGCTCTCCGGGTTCTCCGCCAGGAACAGCCAGCCGACCAGCCGCGCCGGGTCGACCCCCATCTCGCGGCACGCCGCCACCAGCCGCCGCTGCATCTCGTCGACGTCGTCCTCGGAATTGATCACCAGCACCTTCTCGGGCCGCCGCGGCCGCCAGCCCGCCCACTCCATGCCGGTCGCGATCATGATGGCGATCTGCAGGGTCAGCAGCGACTTGCCGGACCCCGGTGGGGCGACCAGCACCGACAGGTTCCGCTTCAGCGCGAGGCCGGGCACGATCCAGTCCCGCACCGGTATCTTGGCCTCATCGATCGGGAACGCCGATCGCAGCGGCACCCGCTCAGGGGTGGCACCACCGGAAGGGTGAGAACCCCCTCCTGGCGGAGGGGGGTTCGCGCCCTCCCCGGAAGGATGCGGACGGGCCGCAGCCGCGACCATCTTGGCCGTACCCCAGCGACGGATTTCCCGCCGAAATTTGCGCCTGAATTCAGTCGGCCCCCGCCCGTCAGCCTCCAGTGCGGTCCGCTTGTCCGCAATCTGGCCACGCGCCGCCACCCGGCTCTCGTACAGCAGATAGGCGTCCTCGCAGGCAATCAGCCACACCGGCTCCGGCGGCAGCGTCGATGAGGCCCGGTACAGCTCCAGCACGGCGTGCCAGACCACGTTGCGCATCAGCGTCTCGCGGCCGTCGACGGTCTGCCCGAATTCGTCTGACGCCTGCCCGGGGTCTGCGGTCCGCTCGCCCGCCGGGGCGGTCGCGCCGCCATGCTCCTCGACAAGGTCGAACACCGCGTCGACCAGCCAGCCCGGAGCCAGGGCGATCTCGATCTCCCACGGCGCGTAGCCCTCGACCCACGCATAGTCGCGGCCGCTCTCGTGCCGCGACGGCGGCATCACCGCAAAGCCCGCCTGCCCGCGGATGTCGACGCCGATCACGGTCTTGTTGGTCGGGATCGCAATGCCGGGCGGGGCCCGGAATAGGAGCTGCCGACCGCCGCCACCGGTGACCTGCTGCACCGTCTCCGGCTCGAGCCCTGAGTTCTCCAGCTCGAGCAGCCCGTGCCACCACGCCGCCGCCTGGGGGGTTTTCTGGGTGTCGAGGTCGAGCACCCAGACACCGCCGGAGCAGGCCCCGGTGATGATCCCCATGTTGGCCCGGTCAGCATGCTCGCCGCCGAGCCCGTACCACTTGGCAAACGACGGGTCTGGCACCAGCGCGTTCTGCAGCGGCACCCAGCCAGCCAGCTTGGGACGCTTCCACGAGCCGCCGCCGGAGGGCTCGCCGGGCCGCCAGCACGGGATCACCTGCAGGCCGCAGGCACGGTACATCGCCGCCCACTGGGCGGGTCCTGCGAAGTCCGGGTCGAATGCGGGCACGGTCATGGGCGCACCGTTGCGGCACGCTGGCGATAGGCTATAGTCATGGGACAACCTTCGCTGTTTTTGAGGATGGCAGGGTTCAGACGTCTTACCCCCCGGCCCGCGAAGCTGGGGGGTAAACTTTTGTGGTCAGCCGAAATCGTCAGCCGAAATCGTCAGCCGACACGGTCTGCGTGTTGCCCTTCGGAGGCGGTACCACCGTGCCGCCGGTCGAGGGCGCGGCATCCCACGGAGGGTCCGACTGCGCCGCCGCAGTGCCGTTGCCATTCGCACCCTTCGCCGCCTGCAGCTTCGATGCCAGCGTCTTGGGAACGTAGACAAGGTCGCCGCGCGCCGCCCAGCCGATCACCTTGAAGCGCGGATGGTAGTTTGTGCTCGACTTGGTGCCGGAGCCGCTCTTGACCGGCTGCGGCTTGCCGTCGAGCGCGATCACCGGCAGCTGGCCGGGGTGGGCGTCCTTCTCGGCGAGGTAGACCTTCACGATCGCCTCGGTCGCGCCAAGGAACGCGCGACTGTTCTGCGCCAGCTCGCGGATCGGCTTGTCGCCGCCGCAGTCCTTCGCCAGCTTCATCATGAAGCGGACGCCGATCTTGTGATTGGTGTCCGGCAGCGCGGGCAGCATGGTCTTGCCCGCCACCACGTCGTCACGGCGAACCATGACAAAGTTCGGAGCGCCGCCCGTGTTGAAGTTGATCGGGCCGACCTCCAGATTTTCAAAGTCCGCCAGCGCCTTGAAGCTGTCGGTAATATCCACCGGCTGGCTCTCCCAGCCCGCGACGCCCTCAACGCGATCGATGCGGAAGAACCGCCCGGCCTTGGCATCGTATTTGAGGATGGGAGTAAAGTCGCCGACCGGTGCTTCGGTCGAAAATCCAAGTACGCTCATTTCCGTAGCTCCTTACTTTGCCCTGATCGGCTCAAGGCGGCACCAATCCCGATTTGCCGGGAATTGCAGGAATTATTCAGACGACCTTAGCTCCAATCTATGTCGCCACACCATCCGCTACCGCTGGTGTTGGGTGCGCCGCGCGGCCGCTACCGCTTCGGGTTTCTGGATCGCCTCCCAGACCGTCATCGGACGCTTGCGCGGCCCAATCTTTGTGGTCAGGCGACGCAGCAGCCCCATCTCCTCCAGCCGCTTCGGCCGCGGCGTGATCGAGCCCTCGGCCTTGCCGGTGATCTGCGACACCTCATAGGTGGTCAGCGGACCGTGATCGACGCAGGTAATGTAGAACAGCTTCAGCAGCCTGCTGATGTCGCTGCGCGCGGTGGCGGCGTGCGACGTCCATGGGTCGTCGTTGCGCGCGAATGCTTCGGCGTACGAGAACAGATCAGGAGTGTCACCATTGTCCCCATCTTTTTTCGCACCGTCCTTGCCGTTCCCGTTCTTTCCCTTCTTCCTCGCCATGTCACACTCCCCAGTAGGTGTAGGCTAGTTGTCGGGCCTGCGGATTAGTCCAATAGAATGCGTCGAGATCGGGCATCGTGATCGAGATGAAGAACTGTGGATCATCCGACAGCGCAAGAAACCGCTCGACCGTCTGTGCGATGCGCAACAACGCCATGCGATGCTCGCGGACATTCTCCAGCTGGTACGGGTTGAGTTTCTTCGGCGTCACATAGATCAGCCGCGCATCGATGTTGTCCGACAGCGCATAGAGCGCGACCTGCCGGGCGTGGCCGGTCTTGATCTCACTCGGCATCTTCTCGGTGGTCTTGAGGTCGGCAATGATGCCGTGCTGCTGCCATTCGTAGTCGAAGTAGCCGACGATCGGCAGCTCGATGCCGACCGGCTTCCACTCGACGAAACCCTGCGTCTTGCTCGGCATGCCGTACTGGCGCAGCTCGGTGACCGCGCGCTCGACCATGTCGCCGATCGTGGTGCGGTACTGCGAGCGCCGCGGATCACCGGACAGGCAGGTCAGCGCGTCGTACTTGGTGAGCGCGATGTCGATGCAGTTGCGCATCGGTGCCATCATGTCCTTGAGGCCGTGCGTGACACCGTCCTCGACGGCGACGCCGCGGTGCGCCGGGACGCCGACCGGCTGCTTCTCGCCGAGTATCCGCTCCAGAACGAACATCGCTGGCTCCGCCGCGAAGATGTTGAGGCTGGAGGGCGAGTGTCTGACATAGCTGGCAATCATTGCTTGGGCCTTTCCGCCTCGTCGTGGGTCTTGAGCATCATGTCGAGCGACTTGATCAGCACGGCGCGCGCCTCGGCGCGGGCTCGCCGGGGCATGTTCAGCAGGCCGTAGCCCATGCACATCGTCAGCGCCGCCAGCGACAGCCGCAGGTCGCAGCCGCGCAGCGTCCGGGTGATCTGGCCGATCACGAACTTGATCTCGTCCGCGCTCTTCTCGATCTGGTCATCGCTCATTTCAGCACCCCGTGTTCGCGCAGCAGCTCGACCGCGTCGTCCAGCGATCGCGGCACCAGATAGGTGTGGCCGAGCGCGTCACACACCGCCCGGAACGCCCGCTGCTCCAGCGACATGCGGCCGAGCTTGGTTTTCATCTCCAGCCAGATCGAGCGGCCCGCCGTCAGCATGATGCAGAGGTCGGCGACCCCCGCGGTCAGTCCCTCGGCCTTCATGCGGGCGGCGACCCGCGGCGATCGGCGGGCTGCATTGGGGATCGCGAAGCAGAGCAGCGGCACCTTGGCGTCGAGCCGCAGCCGCTCGATCAGGGCTGCCTGATCCGCGTGCTCGCTGGCCAGCCCGCGGTACGTCTTGGCCGATATGGTTTTCATTGCAGCGACTTGCCGGTCGTCGACAGCACGCGGTGGGTGCGGCAGTACGGGCCGTGGCCGTCGACCGTGTCGCCGCAGAACAGGTACGGACTGTTACCGAACGGCCAGCGGCAGTCGCCGTAGCGCAGCTCCATGAACGGCACCCGGCCAAGCAGATGCGACTGCTGCGGCGGCAGCGTCGGGGCCGCCTTCTCGGCGGTCGCCCGCTTGCGGCCGGGGCGCTCGTCGGGCGGCTTCCGCTTCGGCTTCTGCGGCGGCTTCGGCGTGCCATGTCTGCCGGGCTTGTGGCCGTTCGATATCTTGACGCGGTAGGCGCAGCCGATACAGGCGTTCTTGGTGACCTCGGTGGCGAACTCCCGCGACAGCACCTCGGCGATCTCGGAGTAGCGCGCGGCGTCCTGCATCAGGCACAGCTGGGTCAGCCGGTTGATCATTTCAGGGGTCCAGATCACCGGCATCGGTCCCGCTCCGTTTGTTTGATGTATCGGCGCACCTTGTCGATCGTCCGCAGCGTCGGCTGCAGCCCGCGGCGCAGCCGACGCACCAGATGCCCGTCGCCGGTCACCCGCTTGGAGAACGTGGTCGGGGCCATGTCACGGGCGGCGCAGAAGGCGTCGATGTCATCGAGCAGCCCCTTAACAGTCGGGTGAATTCGCATGGGCTAGCACCGTAATGGATTTTGTGCCATGGTCAATGCCTGACGGCTGGAGCGCACATGGCAATCTCATTCCACATCACTGACATTCTGCACATCGAGGCCCACGATCGCCACGGTGCCAGCAATCCGGTGTGTCTGATCATCACCGACAGCTCCGGCGACATGGCCGAAATCTACCTGCACTTCGATACAAAAGACCGCGCCAAGGCGGTCGTGGCGATCTTCGACACGATCTACGAGGGGACCAAAAACCCCTTTGAATGGCGGGAATAGGACCGCTTGACAGGGGGGTCTGGCTGTCCTACAAGAGGGCATCAACAGCGGAGCACGCACATGTCCAACGACTTTCAAGACGACGACCTCTCGGCCTTATTCGGTGGCACCGGCCAGCCGCGCCCGCGTCCGACACCACCGGCTGGCTTCGTGCCGGTGCTGGAGCGCCTGCATAACGAGAGCTGCCCGAAGTGCGGCGGCAGCGGCCGGTTCAGCACCTTCAGCGGCCGGGATGGTGGCGATTGCTTCAAGTGCAAGGGCACCGGCAAGCTGACGTTTAAGACCAGCCACGCCGATCGCGCCAAGGCGCGCGAGCAGGTCGCCGTCCGCAAGTCGTCCAATCGGCAGGAGAACCTCGCGGCGTTCGCCGCCGAGCATCCCGAGACGATGGCATGGATGGAGGCCACCGCGCCGCGCTGGTCACTGATCGGCTCGTTCATCGAGGCCATCCGCCAGTTCGGTTCGCTGACCGAGAAGCAGATGACGGTCGTGCAGAACGGCATGCAGCGCGACGCCGACCGAAATGCGCAACGCGTTGCGTCAAATGCGAATCGCGATTCGTCTGCGCCGGTCGTCGATGCCGCCGGTGTCGATCGCCTGAAGGCGGCGTTCGATCACGCGATCGCCTACAGCGCCGAGAAGGGTCTGAAGAAGTCCCCGCGCATCACGATCGGCAACATGACCATCAAGCCCGCCAAGGCGACGTCGAAGAACCCTGGCGCGCTGTACGTCACGGTGCAGCGTCCCAGCTTCGTTAAGTACCTGCCGGGCAACGAGGGCACCGACGACAGCACCTACCTCGGCAAGATTGTCGGCGCAAAGTTCTACGCGACGGCGGCGGTCACCGCCGACCACGAGGCCCAGCTCGCGCTGTTCCTCACCGATCCGGCGGCGGCCGCTAAGGTCTACGGCCGGGAGACTGGCACCTGCTGCGTCTGCAACGCGACGCTGATCAGCAAGTGGCGTCTGCGCGGCATCGGGCCGGTGTGCGCTGAGAAGTTCGGGTGGGGGGCATGAGAGCCACCCTCTCGGGCCTCGCCGAGATCGTGTCGATCGCGCTGTTCTGCGGCACGCTTCTCCTGATCGCGATCCTCATTGTCTACTGAACTGGAGCAACGACCATGGCCGACAACCTACACAACGAACTCGTGAAGAAGTACCGCGAGGCGGCAGTGTTCTTCGCCTCGCATGCTCCGCAGCAGCTCGGCAATCTGCTGAACAAGGACGACGTCCTCGCCGTGCGCGACGATCTCCATGCGCTCTGTGACCAGATCGACGCCATCGTGCGCGACACCGCCGACTATGTGCAGGCCCGCACCGGCTTCACGATCGACGGCGCGTACAAGATCGACGTGCTGCGCGGCGCGCTCGACGGCAACCTGTTCTTCGAGATCGAGCAGGCGGCGAACGGGGAGAGCGACATATGACACGCCTCCCGGCCGATATAGAGGCGCTGCTTAACGGCAGCGGCCTGCCATGGCGCGTCGTCATGGGCAGCAGGCACCGCAAGGTGTTTGTCGGTAACCGGCTGTGCGCGATCATCCCCACGGGCGGCTCGACAAGGCTTCTGAGCATGCCCGGCCGCGCCCAGCGCAACACCATCTCGCAGATACGACGCGCCATCAGGGAGCAGGCGAAATGAGCAGCGCCAGCATTTTTCTCTGCCCGTGCGGCTCCGGCCTGCGCAGCGGCTGGGCGTTCGACGCTCGCGGCATCGCGCTGTGCCGGGTCTGCAACAAGTGCCGCGACCGCAAACTGTCGGTCTATCGGCCGGAGGTTCTGACCGACCCGAACTATGTTGCCAGCGAGCCAATCGAAGAGGACGAGCGATGAGGTTTTATCGGATACTCAGCGACTACTATGTGGACGACAACGGCGTGATGTACTTCGCCACGCTGGCCACCGCCGAGAAGGCGGCGCGCGAGATTGCCGTTGATACCGGCCGCGCCTGCGAGGTCGAGCGGGTCGAGATGAACACCGACCGAGCGACGATCATCGCGCTCGCCAACGACCGCAGCTGGTGCAGCGGCAGCTTCGTGGTCTACACCGCGCATCCCGGGCGGGTGCGCTGATGGGCGACAATGCTCATAAGGTCGGCCGCCGGACGAGCGTCACCAAGCCGGACCTCTGGTACTACGACCAGCTGCCGCCAACGGCGCGCCGCGCGCTGGCGGAGGCCGAGCGCGACTGGGCGGCGAGCTGGGTGTTCCTTCGCTGGCGCAAAGGCGCGCCCGGCTTCAAAACCGGCAAGGACTGCGCCGCGCAGGTCGCGCAGGCCGACCGCAAAACGCGATCGAAATGGACAGCCCCATGACAACCACGGCTAATGACACCAACACGACGGCGGCGCTGGTCGCTGGCCTGCGAGCCGCGCTGCGCGATCCAGAATGTCCGTTGCAATTCAGTCCGCTGCTCATGCAGTGCGCGCAGGTTCTCGACAAGCTCGCCATCACCGACAGGGCGTTACCGAGCGAGGCGCAGATAGCCCAAGCGATTGCCGAGAACATCGAGTTTAGCGGCGAGTTCGTTGATGGGGTCGGGTCAGTCGTCGTCACCGACGCAGCCAAGGCCGTTCTCGCCCTTTACACGGATCAGCCGACGTCAGCCGCGCCGCCAGAGCTGATCGCTGCCCTTGTCGAGGTCACCAAAATCGCAAAAGAGGCGATCGACGACGTCGGCGGCTGTGACCACGATGCGGGCATCTGCGTCTGCCGGGAGATTGGGGCGATCGAGCGCGCCGTGGCCTTCATCAAATCACTTGCAAACGGCGAAGCAAAAACCTGTGGGTAAGCCAGCGCCGTCAGCGCCGCCGCCGCCGTACGATATGCGCGACCAGCAGCCTGTGCGCCGCAGGGTCCACTGGCACGATCCGCCGCAGCTCAGCTGGGTCGACCGCCACCCGCACTGGGCAACGCTGCTGATCGCCGCCGCGGTGGCCGGGATCACCGCAGCCGTTCTGCTTTTAGGGAGTTAGCAATGGCAGAGAACAAGACGATCGGCATTCGTTTGGCGCTGCGGCGCGAGGGCGCGTTCTGGAACGCATACGTCGCGATGTCCGGCACGATGGAGGGTGCCTTCCTCATTGGCTCGATCTCGCTGAGAGCAGCCACAGCGCACCCGGAGATCAAAGACGGCTTTATGCAGCTCATGAAGCAAGTCCTCGCGGTGGCCGCCAAGGACGTCGTCGGCGAGCAGCAAATCATATGGGAAGTGACTGACGCGCCAGAGCACGAGCGATCGGGGCACGGCTGATGAACGACAAGGATGACAGCGAGGACATCGCGCGGCGCGCCTACGACCTCTATCGTGAGCTGCAGCCGCGCGCGCGCTCTTGGAGCGACCTGTCACGAAACGACAAGGCCATGCTGATCTTCGTGGCGCACTTCCTGCGTGTCAGCGGGACCGCCGAACGAGATGACCGCGGGGAACGCCTCGACCCGCGGGCATTCAATCCCAGAGGCACAGAAGGAAGCTGATCCTATGTTGAGATACCTCGCTGCGGCATTGCTCGTGGCCTTGGCAATGTCCACTCCTGCAAAGGCTGTGATCGTCAACGCCGCCGACGTCGGCGCTTCAGGGACTACGTCCCTGCAGGGCTACGCTGACATCGGCGTCGGCGGTGACACCGTCTCGGTCACCGGCCTGACGGCGTCGCTGTTCCTTGAGTACACCGGCCTCACCAATGGTGGTCTGACTTGGAACTTCGACTATTCGATCACCAATACCTCGTCAGGCGGCACCCTGGCGAAGCTTACCTCGTTCGGCTTTGCGACAACGCCGAACGTGGCCTCCGGCACCTCGACCGGGTTGTTCGATACAGTCACGATCAATCCGAGCTTTCCCAACGTCATGCAAGCCGGGCAGAACATCGACATCTGCTTTGCGCCTGACAGCGGGTGCCAGGGCGGCGTCGGCCTGCTCAATGGGCAGACGGCGGACGGCATGTTCACGCTGACGTTCGCGTCGGCGCTGGGTGCGATTTCGCTCGATCAGGCGTTCGTTCGTTTCCAGGAACTCACCGCCACCTCCCCGATCTACAACGTGAGCGGGGCGTCGGGTGTCGGCATCAGCAACAACGTGACGATCACGCCGCAGGTGGTCCCCGGTCCCATGCTGGGGGCGGGCCTCCCTGGTCTGCTCGCGGCCGGGCTCGGGCTGGTTGCCCTGGCGCGTCGTCGCCGGAGACTTGCCACCTCGTAAAGCAAACGCCCGGCGGGTGGGCTGGGGGACCTCGCCGGGCGTCTTTACAAGAACTCAACACTACGGAGCGCCGGGAAAGTAACCCGGCGCTCTTTTTGCGTCAATCGAGACAGCGCGCCAGCAGTGCCTCGCGCCGCGCCATTGCCGCGCTGACCTCGTGCAGGATGTAGGCGAACCCCAGGAACGCAATGACGTTGACGATCAGCAGTGCCAGCAGGAAAGGCGTGGCGCGCAGGCTGTCGACGACCTGCTTGGCCAGCTTGACCATCACGGCACCCTGGTGATCGACATGAAGTTGATCTCGCCCGGGATCAGCAGGCACGAGCAGACAAACCTCGAACCGGCCACCGCGTCGAACGCGCCGTCGAGCGTCCAGCTCGCCGTGTTCGGGACCGCCGCGCCGCTCACATTGGTGACGTAGAGTGTGCATTGCCCGGAGACGTTGGCCGGGGAGATCACGCCGGAGCCGTTGTTCACAGCCGACTGGATCGGGCGCTTGCTCGGGTCGACGGTGATGGTCGCGCCCAGCAGGTTGCCCAGCGCCTTGACCACGACGCCAGCGCCGCCGCTGATGCTCTGCCCCTCCAGATTGTTGTAGCCGAACTCCAGCAGGACCGAACCCATCGTCCAGCCGCCGACCTTCAGCTTGTTGTCGTCGGCCAGCCCGAAGTTGACGCCGAATATGCCGGGCCGGACAAACGACATGAAGGCGTCGTCGGTGGTCGGCCCGCCGACCACCTGCAGCGCGTCCGACGAGCCCGCCTTGGTGATGTCGCCGAGCGACGGCGCACTGATCAGCAGGCCGGTCATGGTGTCGCCCGCAACGTCGACCTTGCCCGCCGCGCCGAGCCCGATCACGTCGTCGGCATACTTCTTGGTCGCGGCGTGCAGGTCCGCGGTCGGCGGCCCGGCCAGCTTCAAGAGGCTGGTCACGACCTCGACCTCGGCTGCGCCGCCGCCGACCAGCAGCCGTCCATCGGCGTGCCGCTCGAACTTGTGGCCGCTGGTGCCGAAGATGATCGGCGCACCGACGTCGTTCAGGCCGATCGGCGCGTTCGGCCCCATCACCAGCGGGCCGGTCATGGTGTCGCCAGCGACCGCGACCCGGGCGTCGTCGCCAGCGTCGGTATAGGCCTTGGTCGAGGCGTGCAGCGGATCAGTCGGGTCGCCCGACAGCTTCAGCGGCCCGGTCATGGTGTCGCCAGCGACGTCGACCTTGGTGGCGTCCATGCCCGCGTCCTGCGCGACCCACGCGCTCCAGACACCGGCCTTCTTCTCGCGGACGTAGACCTTGCCCGGCAGGTCGGCGGTCGTCTCGTCGCGCGCCTCCAGCACCATATTGAGCGCGTCGGCCGCATAGCAGATGCCGACGAAGCCGTGCCCGGCAACCGGCGACGCGGTCGCCGACACCGCCGAATAGAACGAGCCCGGGACGAACGGGAAGATGTCGTAATTGGTGACGGTCTGGAACGCCTCCTCGCCGCCCAGCTCGATCAGCGCGTCGTGCGCAGTGCCCGCGCCGGTGCCACCGGCGACGATCGGGCGCGGCACGTTGAGGTCCTGCTCGATGTCCTCGGCGAATGCGTTGTACTTCCCGCTCTCGATCGTGGTGTCGGGCACGCCCTTGATGCCGGGCGGGAGGCTGTAGGACCCTGAACCGTCGCGCATTACTGCCGCTCCTGCTTTTCGCGTTCCAATAGCTGCAGCGTGATGGCGTCGCGCAGCGTCTGCGTGCTGCCGTCCGACAGCCCGCCTCCCGGCACCATCGGTGAGGTCGCCGCGCGGTACTGATAAAGCGGGCTGCGTTGCGCGATCGTGTCACGCAGCGCGTCGATCTGGCCAGCCGCCCGCCGGTTGGCGAGCATGCGCAGCCCCAGCCCCGTGGCGGAGGTGGCGAGCCCGTAGGCTAGACCGTTGTTGTCGTCGCCGCCGATATACTTGCCGCCGACTGCGCCAGCCGCCAGCGCACCAAGCCCGCCGCCGCCGCCCAGATACTTGTCCACATAGCTCAGTGTGCGGCTCGCCGGGCCTTGCCCGCGCGCGAACAGGTCGAGCGCGGCCCGCTCAGGATCGTTGTACCCGGCGCGCGAGAACGCGCTGCTGCCGTCCTTTTCCTTCAGGCCGGTCCTGACCGCCTTCTGCAGCTCGTTGCGCAGGTTCAGCCCGGAATGCGTCGCGCCAGCGGTGCGCGCGGAATTGTCGATCAGCTCCTCGATCGCCTGCGTGCGCTTGAACGCGCCGTGCTGCTGGTGCGCGATGTTGGCGACCTGCGCGGCGTTGGCGGCGAGGTGCTCGGTGCCAGGAACCGCAGCGCCGCGCGGCGGATTGCGGATGAAGTCGTCGATGCCGCGCCGGACCACGGAGGCGTTACCTGCGTCGGTCGGCGTCAGGCCTTTCACCTCGTTGCCCGCGACGCCCTTGCGGACGAAGTCGAGGTCGCCGGGCGTGATGTACTGACGCCCGGTCGCCGCCGCTGTTGGCGGATTGTGCAGCTGGTTGACGGTGCGGAACGACTGCGGGCTGGTCGTCTCGTGCGCGTTGCGGACCATGCGCAGCTGGTTCTCGATGTCAAAGGCGCGGCCCGACAGGCTCTCCGGCGTATACCGGGCCGGGTGCCGCTCCAGCACCCCATAGGCCGCGGTCTTGGCCGCCTCCTGCTCGGCGGCAGTCGGGGCGCGGGCTCCCGATACCAGCGGGCGCGGGCCGACTGCTGCACCGGTTGCGCCACCGCTTGCGAGGCCGATCACGCCGCCCATTGCCGCGTTCTTGGCATAGTCGGCCGGGTTGCCGGTGTAGGTGTTGCCTGCGCCCTGCGCGCCGCCGATCAGTGCGCCTTCGGCACCGTAGGAGGCGGCGCGGCCGCCCCAGCCAGCGAGCCGCCCGCCGTAGGTGGCGAGGCGCGCAGCGAGCGCCGCAGCGACGCGCGACGGTATGAGCGCGGAGCCGACAGCGTTGCCCACGGCGCTGGCGATCGGGCTGCGCTCGCGCGCCTGCTGTGATCTGAGCAGCTCGGCCTTGAGGTTCTCATCGTAGCCGCCGCCGACCCCGAGTGCGGCATCGGCACCGGCGGCGAGCCGATCGGCCGTGCCAAAGCTGACAGCGTTGCCCGCCGCGCGGACCGTGTCGTCGGCGATCTGCGGCAGGTCCTCGACCGTCTGCACGCCCTGCCAAGTCCGCGGACCCTCCGGCACCCACTTGTCGGTCGGCTTGTCGGATGGGCGCACCACGATGCGCGCGGTCGGCTCGGTTTCCGGTGTGGCGAGAACCCATGTGTCTGACATCAGTCAAGGTCCTCCCATCCGTCGAGCGTGAGCAGCCTGCGCTTCTTGGTCCGCGGATTGGTGAAGATTTGTCCGGGCGTCGCGTTCGGGACATCCTTCATCTCGACGCTGATCTTTTCCTGTTCTCTGGCGCGCGTCGCACGCCGCTCGGCGTCGAACTTCGTCGCCTGCTGCTGGCCCGTCTCGCCGAGAATGGCGTACAGCGAACCGGTGATGCCCTTGCGCTGCTCGGCCTTGTTGCGCAGCGTGAGTGCGTCGTCGCCGTAGCGCGGGATCAGGTCCTCCATGTGCTTGGCGAGTTCCTGCGCCCCGATCACTGCGCCAGACGTGTCGCGCAAGTGCGCCGTGATCAGGTTCGACGCCGCGTTGCGCAGCACACGATACTGCGCCGACACCAGCGAGTTGTTGAGATACGGCACGCGACCTGCCAGCTCGTCGCGCAGACCCTGCGCCAAAATCTGGTCGCCGTTCGGTATCCGATTGTACTGGTCGGCCGCGGTGGCCGCCTTGGTGTAGAGCCCGAAGTGGCGCACCTGATGCTCGGCCATGTCCTTGGGCGTGTCCGGCAGACCGGCCGGGCGCTCGTAGGGCTGCGCCGCCTCGCCGGGCTGCGGCTTGCGGCGCTGATAGGTCTTGCCGTTCTCGGTGACGGTTTCAAAGCCCTGCATCTCCTGCAGCACCTTGTTGAGGTCGGCCTGCGCCTTCGCGATCGCCAGCGGCTCGCGCCGCAGCTCCGCCTGATCGCGCGCAATCTTCAGCCGGGTCGCGAGCTGCTCCAGCTGCTCCTTGGGCATGTCGTGGAGCTTCTTCTCATAGTCGTCGCGCAGCTTGTCGGTGCGGGCGCGCTGGTAGTTGTAGTTGTCGTCGACCTGTTTCTGCTGCCACTGGCGCGTCGCCTCCTCGCGCGCGATCACGCCCTTGGCGTGGGCCTTGATCTCGTCGCTGGCATAGGGATCACGCTGGACGGCGTCCCAGTATCGCTGCGCCGCGGTGGGCGGCAGCCGGTTGGGCGGCGTCGGCGGGTCGGGCGGCGGCGTCAGGACCGGCTGCGAGGCCCCGGGGATCGGCTCGCTGGCGAGCGGGTCGACGCCCGGCGCACCGGGCACCGCAGAGCCGCGCTGCAGCTCGCCCGGCACCGCAGGTGCCGCGCCACCCATCATCGGGCGCTGCGCCAGCGGGATCGGCGAGATGTCGTTCACAACGATCGGCGGGTTCTGGCCTCGACTAGAACCAGCCTGCGCCACCGAAGTCCCATTCGAGCGTGCCTGAGGACGGGATGCCCCAGTCGTTATCTCCGGGGGCAGGTTCGCCCCCGCCAAAGTAGGGTTTGGTTGAGGCACCCCCTGCCCCTGCGGATCGGTGAAGGCGAGACTGGCCTCGGCCGGTTCGCCGTTCTGCTGTTTCTGGGCCAGCACAGCCGCCACGATGGCGTCACGGTCGGTGCCCTGCTGCGGCGATGCCCCCTGCGCGACCAGCGGGACCTGTGGGGAGCCGCTCGACCCGGCGCGGTTGAGGTAGTCCTGGCCGTAGGCGCTGACCGTCAGGCGGCCGTGCTGATCGGTGGCGTTGAGGTTGCGCATGCCCTTCTCGCCCGCGTACCACGCCCGCGCCGCACCCTCCTCGCCGTAGCGGTCGACGTAGCCGCCGAACCGGTGCTTGAAGGTGTCGTCCTGCGCCTGCTGGTCGCGCAGGAACTCCTGCGGCGTCATCCGCCGCCCCAGCGCCGCCTCGGTCCACGCCGGGATGTTATTGCCCATCATCTGATAGGCCCCGTAGGCGCGGTCGCCGGAGCGCGTCACCGCACCCAGCAGGGAGTAGGGGTCGCGCGAGCCGCCGCTCTCGATGCCCTTGATGCCGCCCGCCCACCGCGTAACGTCCTCGGGCGAGTAGCGACCCTGCTGGTCGATCGGGTTATAGCCGCCCTCGACGTCGGGGCGCGGCCGCGGCAGCGGGGTCCCAGAAGGCGCTGCCGCGCCCCCGCCTTCGAAGTATGGCGACGGCGTGCCGCCCTGCTCGATTTCCGCGGCCTGACGCAGCTGCCATTCACGCGCCTCCGGCGACACCTGATTGCGCCAATCCGGGTTCGATCCATCGCTGGCAAAGCGGGCACCGACTTGCGTGCGCTCGCCGGTGACGGGGTCCTCCGAATAGCGAGGCAGCGCCCTGACACCGCGGGGCAGCTGCGGCATCGCCGCCGGGGCGGTCGGCTCGGCCTCGACAGCCCGATTGACGATCGGCGGCTGCGCCATCGACAGGCGGTCGCCCTTCATCAGCGGGGCGCGCTCCGCCGGGAGCAGGTCCTGCGGGATCGACAGCGTCTCCTCGAAATACGGGACCGGGGCCCCGCCGGGCATCGGCAGCGGCGCGCCGCCCGCCGGGCGGTCGCTGATCGCATTGAAGCGGTCAGCGAAGCTGTCGACGCCGGGCTCGGGCGCTTCCGCCACCACCGGCGGCGGCGCTGGCTCGTAGGCGGCGGGCGCGTGCGTCGGCGCGATCGGACCCAGGTGCTGCACAAAGCGGCTCGGGTCGCCTCGGGTCACGATATTGTTCGGCCGCCCCTCGAAAAACGGCGGCGGGTTTTCAGGGAGCTGCGTTGCGGGCCGCGGCGCGACGGCAGGCAGCGGCGCTGGCGCGGTATCGGGCAGCGGGACCTCGCGCGGCGCGTCGGTCGTGACCTCGCCCTCGGTGGCCAGAGGCGTGGCGCTGGTCGCCGGAGGCGGAGCCGCGGCTGGGGCGACCCGTACTGTCGGCACCGGCCTCGCGACGATCGGTGCTGCGGTCTGTGGCACGACCGACGCAGGCTGGCGCACGACCGGCGGTGCAATGACGACAGGGTTCTCGCCGGTCGTCTCGCCGGGGGCGCGCGCGCCGACACCCTGATTGTATTTCCGCGCTTCCGCCTCGGCCTGCTGCAGCCGCCAGTTCAGTCCGGCTTCGCCGATGCTCTCGCCGAGATAGGTCAGCCCCTCGCCGAGCGTCTTAGGGAAGCCCTTCTGGCGAGCGGCAAGCGCCGCCGCGATTGCGCGGCGCTTCTTCAGCTCGTCAGCCGTCAGTCCGGTGTTGCCGCCGAAGATGAACCCCAGCGGATTGAGGCCTGCGCTCTCGTCGACGCCGTCTGATTTTGCCACCATGTCATGCCGCCCTCAGGATGGAGCCCATCACGCGACCCTCATCGATGTACTTGATGCCGCGACGCGACCGCACCGCGCGCGGGTCGATCTTCTCGACGTCCTGCGCCATCGGGCCGACGTGGCGCTCGTCGTTCGGATCGTCCTTGTACGAGTACTCGTAGATCGGCAGCTTCTTGCGCTCGCCGTCATCACCCGCGGAGAACACCGTCGCGATCTTGTGAATGTCGTCCTTCTGGGTGCGGTCAGACATCTTCATCATGCCTCCGGCCATCCCAAGTATTCCGCCCATCAACGCATTGTAGTTCTGGCTCTCCTGCTTGTAGATATCCATGTCCTGCGAGAAGCGCGTGTTGATCAGGCCCGCAACGTCAGTAGTCGGTATTTGATTGTTCGGCGTATTAACGAAGTTCGGGTTGTTAATCTGCGATCCCGACAGTAGTGCGCTGATCTCGTTGATCGGTTGATTGCGCAGAGCGTATTGCTCAGACATGTATTGATTGCGGGACATGTTCTGAGCGTTGAATTTGCTTTGCGCCTGCGCGACCTGCTGCGCGAGCGCGGCGTTGCCGAACTCACCGCGCGCCGCCTCCTGCGTGAACTTGTTGCGCTGCGCCTCGTTGGCAAATTGCCCGGCCTGAAACTGCTCTTGGAATTGCTGCTTCTGCGCCTCGTTGGCGAACTGCGCGCGGCCGAACTTCTGGGTGTACTCCTGCTGCTGCGCGGCGTTCTGGAAGCCAGCGCGCTGCGCCGCCATGTCCATCATGCGCTGCTGCTCCTGACCACCAGCGGCGGTCACGCCCAGGCGCAGGTCGTTGGCTTGGCGATTGTAGTCGTCCATCGCCGACGTGTAGGCGGCGCTGCCATAGCGGATGCCCTGATCGGCGAGCCGCTGCTCGATGTTGCCGCGCTCGCGCGACAGCTGCGGGTTCAGTCGACCGTACAGCGCCTCCTCGACGCGGCCGCGATCGGCGCTGAAGTCGTCGGCCGGGCCGTAGTCCTTAGTGATCGCCCCGGCGTCGCCGAACTCGGTGAGCTGCTGACCATAGTCGCCGAGACTGGCCTGCGGAGAACCGGCGTCGCCGAACGAGGTCTTGGGCGCGAGGATGTTGCCGATCCAGTTGGCGTCGCCCGCCGCAGGCGCATCTTCAAGATTGATCTCGTTCGACAGCAGGTTCGAGAGGCGCTCGCTCTGCAGATTGGCCATGCCTGCCATATTGAACTTGGCGGCATCGGTCTGAGCCTTCAGCGCCAGCTGCTGCGGCGACAGCGTCTGCGTCGCAGTGAACGTCGGTATCTCGACCGCGAGCCCGGTGTAGGGATCGTTCCAAGTGTAGCTGCCGGTCGTGTCGTAGTTCAGCGAGCCGTCAGGCGTGACCTGATTGGTGTTGCCAAGAAACGCATTGGCGATCGACGTCCCGACGTTGGTCGACGTCGAGGCGCGCGCGGTTTCGACCGGGCTGGGCGGTGACGGCGGAGACGGCTTGCCCATGCTTCACCTAATACTGAGGCCCAACGGCGGGCGGCTGCACCATTTGCGGCGTCTGCGGCTGCGGCGGCGCGCCGAGTATCGGCGGCTGGCCGAAGTTCGGCCCGCCCGGTGTCATGCCGCCCGGCTGCATGGTCTGGCCCATCGACTGCGGCATCAGCCCCGGCGTCGGCGAGATGCCCATACCCGGTGTTGGCGGCGTCATGCCCGGTGCTCCGGGTGGCTGCGCTCCCGGCGCGGTCGGGCCAGCTGGTGCCGGGATGCTGGTCATGGCGTTCGGCTGCGGCGGCATCTGCGACCGCGGCGGCGGGTTCTGCACGTTCATCAACGCCTGCGTGATGGCGTTGCGCTGCGCGCTCGATGTCTGCGGCAGGTACTGATTGATCATCTGCATATAGTCGGGCATCACGCTGCCTCCGCGCGTTGCGGCTCAACATGATGCTGAAGCCGCTGGTTAAACCTGTTCTCGACCCAGTCCTCGAACGTCAGCGTCGCGATCACGCCGTCACGCTTGCGCCCGAACAGCCGCGGCACCTCGCGAAACGTGTAGCCGTAGACCGCGAGCTGGCGCAGCAGTCGCGTGTTGTTGGCAGGTATCCGCATCGCCACCATCTGGCATTCGCACTGATGGAACGGATACTGATGCATGCGCGCGATCATCTCGCGCGTCAGCCAGCGCGCCGTGATCGCCGCGCCGCTGATCTCGATGATCGCCGCCTCTGGATCGTAGTTGTGGTAGACCAAGCCCGCGATCAGGCGGCCGTCGTCGTCGATCGCGCCGATCGTCTTGCACTCCCCGAAGCCGCGGCGGCAGTGCGGGATCATCTCCGCAACGAACTGCGCGATCAGCTGGTCGTACCCGTAGACAAACCGGAGCGTCACGGCATCCACCATGCTTTCGGAGTGGGCACATAGGCCGCCTGCGCCTGCTCGTTCTCCATGACGCGCTGCGCGATCGCGGCGCGGCGCGCCTCGACGTCGTAGTTGCCGCCCTGCGCCGACGCCATCAGCGCCAGCGGGTCGACCTGCCCGCGATCGTCGCCGTAGCGCAGCTGGTCGGGAATGCGCCCGGCACCGTAGACGTCGCCGTAACCCTTCGGCTTCTGCGGCGGTCGCCATTCGTTCGGCATCCGCAGCTCGTCGACCATCGCGCGGTTGATGCCCTGGTTTTGCTGCGTCCACGCCGCGACCGCCTGCTCGCTCGGCGCGTAGCCCTTGATGTAGGCGGGAGCAAACAGCCCGCCCAGCGCGCCCTGCGCGTTGTAGTCGGCGAGCAGTGCGCTCTCGGCCGCGGGTGCCGCGGCTGCTGCTGCGGCGGGGATCGGTGACGGGATCGGCGCTGTTGCCATGACGTGCTCCTAAACGGTGAACCCGGCGCGCTCATAGGTCGCCGCGATCGCAATCATCTCAACGGTGGGTTTGACCTGCTGCCCCACCGTGACCTGCACGATCGGGGCGTGAGTGAAGCCGGTTTTGCCGATCGACACCCAGCCGGTGTGACGCACACTCGGCTGCGAAACGGCGGACTGGTCCCACTTTGCCTGATCCCACAGCCCCTGATCCCACACGTCTTGCAGGCCGGGGTCCGCGCCAGCGACAGGCGGCTGCGGGATATTGATAACATAGTCGGTGGTCGCCGACAGCTGAGGCTTGAACGGTTCGGAGCTGCCGGACAGGAACGACGCCCGCGCCTGCCGCCAGACCGCCGTACCGCCCTGCGTGCGGAATGTCTCCCAGTTGCCGACCACCGTGGCGACATAGGGCTTACCGTCATCGTAGCCGGTGCGATCGGCCTGCATGACGATGCCGTCCTGCGTGCCGAAGAACATGTCGCCGTACGTTCTGATCCAGCAGGTCGCGTCCCAGCCGGTGAACCGCGCCCACGCCCCGGTCGCGATGTTGACCATGGCGCACAATTTCTTGCCCGGCTTGCCATATGGCCAAGTGACAAACAGCGCGCCGTATTCGTCCCACTTTTCCATCGTCCACGGATACTGGCGCTTCTGCAGCATCTCATCGCGCCACATGCTCTTGATCGGGCGCGAGACTGAGGCCAGCTCAAGCTGCACGCCTTCCTTGGTGATGGCGGCGCTGATCGGGATGATGCCCTCGACCGTGGCGATCAAAAGATCACCGCCGACCGAGTGGTGCGCGTTCATGCCCAGAGGCTCTGCGGTTTCGTAGCGGCCCTCCTGTCGCCAGCTATTGGCGTTGCCGGGGTCGCTGCCGGTGAAGATGATCGCCTCGCCGAGATCGGTGACAAAGATGCACTTGTCGTCGATGCCGTCACCGGCGTCGAGCGACCACGTCGCGCCGAACAGCAGCTTGCCGCCCTTGGTCGCAGCGCCGGACAGCGGTATCTGCAGCAGCGCGCCCTGGATCGCGTTAAGCGGCAGGTACCATGCATTCATCGAGCCGCCCTCGATGAAGAACAGGCGGTTCTTATACTTCCAGACGTAGGTGAGGTTGCCGCCATGCTCGACCGTGGTGTCGGGCGGGCCGTGGATTTCGTCGAGCGCCAGCGCCGTCCACGTCGTGCCGTCAAACCGCAGCGGCGGGTCGCCGCTCTCGTTCACAGCGATCAGGTAGTCGCCCTCGGCGTTGGCCAGCTGCGCGGTAGCGTAGTTGCCGCTGGTCTGGCCTTCCTTCACCAAGATCGGGCCGCTCGCCGTGACGTCGAACAGCTTGGTCTGCTGCGCGGCGAACATCCGCTGCACATTGTTGCCGACGTAGTTGAAGCTGGAGATCACCGGCAGACGCAGCGGGCTCGGCACCGGCGGCACCGTCGCGTCGAGCGCGTGCAGATCACACCAGCGGATGCAGCCGCCGCGCAGCTTCACGCCGCGCATGGTCGGGGCCCAGTTGTCCTGCACCAGCGCACTGCCGGGCGGCATGAAGGCGAGGTTCTCGCTCTGGACGATGCCGCGCGTCGGCGCAGGGATCATCGCGACCTGCATCTGCTGCATTGCCTGCGGCGGCACCGGGACGCGACGACCTGCTTGATGAATGCTCATTGCAGACACACCGCGATGAAGGCGGCGCTGCCGCCGGATATCGTTCCCGAACAGTTTACGCCAATGTTCAGCGGGTTCTGTCCGCCGGTGAACTTCTCCGACGCAGTCGTTGCGCCGTAGCTGGTTGCTCGCGCCGCGTCGCTGTTCTCGGTCAGCCCGGACCAAGTGAAGGTTCGCGCGCCGCCCCAGTACCCGGAGCGGGATGCAACGACAATGCCGCCATCGGCCGGAACGACGATGCCGCTGTTCGTGAGGTTCTGCGTCGTGTGGTTCGTCACCCCTTCACTGTCGACCATCACAGGCAGCGTCCCCTTGTCGATCCTGTAGCAATCGATTGCCCAGCCACCGAGTGACGCGGCTGCTGATGTTGACACGACAACATTGCCGACGCCGCCGCTCGGGATCGTCGCCAGAAACGCGGCTTGTTTTTCAGCGTTGGCGAGGTTGTGTTTGATGAGCGTGGCCGAGACACCAAGAATGGTGCAGGTCGTGATTGGATCGGTGTTGAAGTACGACATAGAGGCAATAACCAGAGCGTGCCGATTGGGCGATGCCACGCCGAAGTCGAAGCTCCTTGTGACTGTGGAGTTTCCATTGGTGGCGCTGTCAGACGCTCTGCCGATATACGTCAGCGCCAGCGCGGGCGTTCCAGAGCGAAACATCGGTGGCGGGACCAGCAGCATCAGACCACCTTCAGGATTGTGAGGCAGGAGAAGTCGGCGGTGACGATGCACGAGCACAAGAACTTCGATGCGGCCGTCGTGTCAAACGCACCGTCGACCTTCGTCCAGCCTGATGTCGTGATCGCGCCTGCGCCGGATGCGTTGATGACGGTCAGCGTGTACTGACCAAAGTTCGAGCCGGGCGCGATCGTGCCAGCGCCGTTGTTGGTGATCTTCTGGATCGGGCGATCGCCGGGGTCCGGCGTGATCGTGACGCCCGACAGGTTGCCAAGGTCTTTCGGCGTGATGCGCGCGCCGCCGGTGATGCTCTGATCCTCGACGGCGGCCGCCAGCTTGCCGCCCGCCAGGGCGTCGACGTAGCCCTTGTTGGTGGCGTGAACGTCGAGCGATGGCGCGGCGCCTCCCAGATAGAGCTGGTGAGTGATGAGAAACTGTGCGCCGTCGAAGAAGATGTAACTCAGACCGCTGTTGCCGAACTGAGCCAGTCCCTGCGTCGGCTGACCGAGCTGGGTGCGCTTGATCCACAGGTCGTTGTCGATGTCGACGACGCCGGACGAGAACATCCCGCTGATGTTCACCGGCCCGCCCCACAGTGTGTAGGCGGTGCCGTTGTAGGTGAGGTACTTGTCGCCGCTGCCGAAGTAGTAGGTGCCGGGCACCGCCGCGCCGCCGGAGCGCACCACGCCGTTCACGGTCAAGCTGCCGGTGATGATGCCGCCAGCCGTGTCGAGCTTCGCCGTGTCGCTCGGGTGCCGGTGGTCGCCGCGCGTGTAGGCGGTCGACGAACCCGCGGCCGCGGTGCCGTTCATCAGCGGCGCGGCGTCGCTCGGGGTCTGCGGCGCGCCAGCCGGTCCCTGGATGCCCTGCGGGCCCTGGCTGCCGGTCGCGCCTGCGGGGCCCTGCGTGCCGGTCGCGCCAGTGGGCCCGGCCGGGCCAGCAGGGCCAACCGCACCGTCAGCGCCCGCCGGTCCTGCTGGGCCCGGCACGGTGCTGTCGGCACCATCGGCACCGGCAGGCCCCGGGTCGCCCTGCGGGCCCGCTGGGCCTGCTGGCCCTGGTACGTTGCTGACGCCAGGGGCACCCTGCGGCCCGGCGGGGCCTGCAGGGCCCGCCGGTCCCGCGGGGCCGGGGACGTTGCTCACCCCCGGCGGTCCCGCAGGTCCCGCGGGCCCTGCGGCCCCCGGAGCGCCGTTAGGGCCGGGCGGGCCGGGCACGCCTGCCGCGCCCGGAGGCCCGGGCGGCCCTATCGGCCCCTGCAACGCGATGTTGTAGGCAGTGCCGGGCGGCGTTGTTTTTCCACCGCTAGAAAACGGCATTGAAGGCATCCGATCGGAGTGGCCTGTCAATGATGATCGGGGCCGGGCTGTCGGCACCGGATGCGACGTTCAGGGCATCGCCGTAGCTGCCCATGTCCTCGGCGTACGGCGAGCCCTTCTGTGCCTTCCACTGCCAGATCATCGCCAGCTTCAAGACGCGCTCACTGAGCACGAAGCAGTCGTTGTCGGCGATGAAGGCGTCGCCGACGCCGCCACCGCCCAGCGCGATGCAGTTCTTGTGCAGGTAGACAAACATCGCCTGCACCCCGACCGGCATGATCGGCAGGATGTACATGTTGCCGCCGAACATCGTCCACTCGCCGAAGCCGTCGACCGTGCCGTTGATGCGGCGCTTCACCCAGCTGTCGGGATCGGAGATGAACTTCAGCGGGTTCTGCGGCGCGCCGCTAACCCACACGTTGGAGGTCAGCAGCATGCGTTGGTAGTCGGCCGGGAGCGGAAACATCGTGGTGCCGACATATGCCGACGACGGATCAGGCTGTGGCGGCACCCACGCGCCGTCACCGACATAGGTCTGCACCTTGCGCAGCCGTGTCCACTCGCGGGTGTCGTAGGCGATGCGCTGCGCCATCTCGTTGGCGAGCGCGACCATCTCCTGCATGGTCCGGTTGGAGCCAATGTTCGTGAAAACGCTGGTCGGCAATTCGACGCCGACCACCGCACAGACATCTCGCACCACCGTCAACAGTGACATCACGCCGCCCTTGGTTTTGCCTCGCGCGCCATCCGCATCAGCGTCTTTGGTGACAGGTTGCCCTGCGGCGTGTGGCCGGTGTTGGCCGTGATGAACTCGCGCAGCTGATCGGGCGACATGTCCTCGAACTCGTCAGCGCCGGGCGCAGTGATCGCCGCGGTGCGCTGCTTCAGCATGCTGTTGTCATCTTCCAGCGCCTGATTGCGCGCCCGCAGCGCCTCCAGCTCGGCCTGCATCTGCGTGGTGCCGGAGCCGACACGCGCCGCGGCGATGTATTCCTCGGCGTGGTTCTTCAGCTCACGCCCGCCCTGACCCAGGTTCTTCAGCTCCTGCCCGTCGATCGCGGCGAGCGCCTCGACCGTGTAGATGTTGAGCGCCTTCAGCTCGGCACGGCGTGCCTCGGTCAGGAATGGCGCGTGCGCGAGCGGCGTGCCGCTCTTGGTCTGCTGCGCGTGCGTCTTGAATTGCATGTACTGACGACGGAACCGCTCGGCGTAGCTGACCTTGATCTGGCCGCCCGTCTCAGGGTCGATCGCCCAGTGCGAGAAGCCGGTCGCCGGGAATACGCTCACCGAGCGGGAGCCGGGGAAGCGGATTTCGACGACCTCCATGTCGTCGTAAATCGGGCGGCCTTCGGCAGCGGAGCGGGCGACGTTGTGGACGTAGTGGTTCTTGAACGTGGGAACGAGCGAAGCATCTGGGTCGCGAGGATCGATCGGCATAAAGTCTCTCCTGAGTTGCGTTTCCAAATCCGCCGACGTCGCTGGAGACGACGTCGGCGGTCCCGGTGTCGGCGGAGGGCGGGAGGGTGCTGGCTAGAAACGCCCTCCGCCGAACAGAGGGTTAGGTCGCAGGGTTGCTGTCGTAGAGCCGCCAGCTGAACATCGGATTGGTCATGGTCAGCTCGCCCATCCAGCCGATAAACTGAGCGATCGCGTCCTTGTCGATCGGCATCTGGCCTTCGCCGTCGAACACCTTGTCGAAGTTACGCGACGGGTGATAACGCAGGCGGAAGCTGTCGGTGTTCAGGCCGAACGTGGTGTTGGCTGGCATGTTGCTGCCAATGCCACCGTCGAGCACGATCTCGGCCCGCTTGCCGCCGCCGATATATTCCAGCGCCGAGAAGCCAAGCTTGCCGGTCGACGTCTCGTTGGTCTGGCGCTGGATTTGGATCGTCGCCGCGTCGTATGCCGCGTAGTGCTCCGGCGACATGATGATCAGGTCAGCATAGTCACGACCGCGCGACTGCTTGGTCATGATGCTGTTGAGCAGTGGACGGATGGTGTCCTTGTTGACCTGGGTGCCGATCGCCGGGTTGACGGTCTGCGCGTCGTACGTTTTGGTCTGCCAGATCACCGCGGTGGCGCGATCGATGCCGCCGTAGACGCCACTGTTGACCACGATCGGCACGGCGGTCGCGAGGCCGGTGAGCTGCTTGCCGCCGTTGGCGGTGCCGTCACCGTACAGCGCGGCGTCCATGGTATCTTCCAGCGAACGCTCGGCAGCACCGATATAGCTGTCGTAGACATCCATCAGCTGGTTGTCGCCCTCGTTGTTCAGTATCTCCTGCATCGACAGGATCACCGGCACGACGACCATCTTGGGATCGTAGTAGGCGTCGTTGAACAGATCGATCGCCGGGTTCAAGAGCTGGTCGTAGCCCGAGTACCACTGGGCAACCTGCTTGCCGACCTGCAGCGTCTGCCGGATGCGCGGACCGGAGTAGGTCTGCCACAGGCCTTTACGCTTCATCACTGCGAGCAGGGCGTTGTTGTTCGAAACCAAGTCCTCATAGCCTGAGGCCCGGTCCTCCAGCGCCATCGACAAGACTTGCTGGTAGTAGGCTGACGTCTGAATGTTCGGCATCGTCGGTTCTCTCCGATATGAAAACGGTTACAGGGCTCCACCATTCACGCGATTGATCGCACTCTGAATGCTGTCTCGACGGCTCGGTGCTTTGCTTCCCGGTGCAGCACGCTGTTGACGTCGCCCCGTAGTCGCGGGGGTGCCGTCTGGCGCGCCAGATATACTTCTGTCAGGGGTGCGGGTCTGAGCCGCCGGGTTGCGGGTCTGAGCCGCCGGGTTGGGCCGAAGCAGGTCGGCCCGCCTGTAAGCTGTTTCCAGATCGTGTCCGAACTTCAGCTCGTACTCGATCAGATCGCCCAGTTCATCAAACCGCGGGTGGGTTTCGGCGAACCGATCGACCTCACTGCGCGTGTAGGTGAACTGCTGCGCATACTGCATCCGGCGAACTTCGTTCGCAAGAGCCTCATTCTGCTGGCTCAGCTGTCCCAGCTGGTGGCTGATCGCCGTGGTCTGGTTCTGGGTCTGCAGCGCCTTATGCTGGTCCGGCGTCTGCGACAGGATGTGGTAGGCGATGTCGCGGAGCGTGATCCGCTCGCCCTCCGGCGTCCGCAGGTTCAGGTTGTTGACGATCATATCGAGCCCGCCGATCGGATCGCCGCGCAGCTTGTGCTCCATGCCGACGTAGTTGCTCAGCGCCCGGTCGAGCGTGGTGCCGTGTGATGCCGCCAGCTCGTGGTACTGGCGGATCGAGTTCATCGTCTCGTGGTCGCCCTTGAAGTTGTTGTAGGCGCGCGAGAACTCCTGGTGCATGCGGTGGATTTCGCCACGCACGCTCTCCGGCGCGGCGTGCCATTCGGCCTTGGCGTGTTCCGCCATGCGCTGCGGCGGGTCGCGGTACGGCACGCCATCCGGCAGCTCACGGTGAGCGGTGGGTTTCGCCGGTTGCTGCCCGCCCTGTGGCGCACCTGCGGCCGGGGTGCCGCCCGCCTGCGGCGCGCCCGCCGCGCCTGGGTCGCGTGGCGCAAACTTGCCCTGATTGCGCGGCTGGTCGTTCGGCCGTTTGCGCAGGTCGAGCGGTCCGTCGTCGCCTTCGGTGTCCTTGGCCGCCTTCGGCGGTGCCGCGCGCTCGACCTTGGTTTCCTCGGGCGGATTGTTGTGCCCGATCCGCGCCACGGCAGCCTTCGGCTTCGGCGCGTCGGGGTCGCGGCCGCGGTTAAAGGCGCGCTGGATCGCGTCCCGGCGGTGCTCGCCCGGCTGCGGCTTGTCGGGTGCCTGCGGCCCGACTGGCTGCGGCGAGCCGACCGGATTAGTGTTGATCGGCACCTCGTTGGCGGCTGGTGCCGGGGCGGGTGACGGCGGAGGCGCGCTCGGCGCACTGGTATCAGACATGGGGCAACCCTTCCTGTTTGCGGTCAGCGTGACCGCATTTTCTCCATTGATCGTTTGATGGCGCGCTGACGCGCGTCCTTGACCGCGCGGCTCTCGCTGGCGCGGACCTTAGGCTTGGGTTTTTCGTTGCCGACCTCGGTCAGCCCGAGCGCGCGCCCGGTCGCGCGGAACGCGGCCTTGCTGGTGTAGTAGCGGCCGTCGACCTGCTCGGTCGGGGGCATCTCATCCGAGATGACGAACGGCATCGGCAGGCTGGAGCGAGCTGGCGCTGCCTCGTCCGGGTTTCGGGTCGACCACCGGTTCGGCCCGATCTGATAGACCGGCATCAATTGTCTCTGTCGATTGTCGTGACGCCCGCGCCAGCGGTGGTGTCACGCAATGACCGGCGATCGCGCTGCCCCTCAGCAGCAAACGATCACCGCAGAATGTCGGGGGGACAGCGGGACTCGAACCCACCGGTCCCCCCCTAGACGAGGTAGTACAGCCCTAGAGCCGTCGTCACCATCACTCAGGCTGCACTGCAGGGCACCGGAGCCACGGCTCGGCGGAAGATGCCCAGTGCTTCGGTCTTGCGACCTACTTCCCTCTTGCGAGGACCCTCGTTTCTCTACTTCTTCTTGCGCGGTGCTTTCTTCGGCTTCTTGGTTCGCGATTTCACCGCCTCACGTTGTGCCGCCACGACGAATTCGAAGTCGAGCGGGTCGCTCTCGCCGATCGCGTTGCGCACCGCCACCGGGAACACGCCCGCCGTGCCCGCGGTCGACGGCTTGACGATCGTGGTCAGCGTCGTGTCGTTGACGAACGTGGTCGCCTCGTCGCCGCCGTTGAACATGATCACGCTGTCGGGCGTGAAGTTCTCGCCGGTGCAGGTCAGCGTCACATCCGGGTCGCCGATCGTGGCGGCGTCGGGGTCGATGTCGAGCAGGTCCGGCGGCTCGCTCTCGCCCTCCGGTGCCGGTGGCCCGCCGGGCCCGCCGGGGTTCAGGCTGCCCACCGTCGAGCCTTCCGGCTCGTTGATGCTGGCGCGCGAGCCACTGCCGTGCGGCGTGTCGAGCACGTTCTCGGTCGGCACCGGGTCGCCCTCGACGCCGCCCTGCTCCATGCCGAGCGTGCTGGGGTCGACGATCCTGCCGCCGCCCGGTCCGGCGCTCGGGATGTTCGGGTTGACGTTATCGCGGGTGATCTGCCCGTGGCTGACCTCCAGCGGCAGGCGATCCTCCGGCAGGGTGCGCTCGATGAAATCGTGCGGCCGATCGACCAGCAGCTGACGCCGCTTGTCCTCGTCGCCCTCTCGCTCGATCGGCTGCTGATGCTCCGGCGGCACCGGGCCCAGGTCGGCGCGCTGCTTCTGCCGCTCCAGCTCCTGCGTCGTCTGCCGCCGAACCGGTGGCGGCGGCTGCTGCTGCGGGTCGTCGTCTCTCTCGTGCTTAGTGGCCACTGGTGTCTCTCCCTCGGGTTCGAGCAATCTCAGGTGAATGTCCAAGTCTGCGGCGCAGTGGTCACGACGCCGCCGGTGATGACCACGACCGACCACGGGCCCGCTGTGGTTTTCTTGGTGACGCTCGACGCGGTCAGCGAGGTCGCGGAGTTGAACGTTGTGGTCTGCGCCACGCCATTGACGTGGATCACGCTCTGCTTGGTGAAGTTCGTGCCGGTGACGCTCAGCGTCGTGGTGCCGACGCCGGACACGCTCGATCCGGGTGTGATCGAGGTCAGCGCCGCATTGGTCGCCGGTGACAGCGACGACGCGTGGTCGCGGTTGGGATTGGCGGTGTAGGCACCCAGAACCGAAACCGCCACCGTGGGAGCCTCCGGCACCGATCCTGGCGCGGTGACCACCACCTCGGTGCCTGCAGCCTCGTGCGGCACGCTGGTGCTCGCCGGGACCGGACCGTTGAAGTGAACGTTCGGCGGCGAGACGCTGTCTGCGCCGGGATAGCTGCCCTCGGTGCCGCCCGCGGTCGCGCCCGAGCCGCTCGCCAGCGCCGCCTTGTTGGCGGCGAACGCAGTGAGCGGACCGGCGGCACCGTCGTCGTAGTACGGCGGCGGCGACGTCGGCGTGCCGACACCCCAGTTCTTGGGATCGTTGTAGGTGTTCTTGGTAAAATTCGGCGGGTTGGGCGGCGTCGCGCCGGTGAACACCATGTTGGTGGGCGGCGTCGGGTTCGGCGGCGTCACGGTCAATGCGCTCTGGGCCATGGTGCTCTTCCTCTGCGGGTTTCTACTTCCATCCGAACGTGTCTAGCAGGTATTTGTCGAACGCGGCCGTCTCCCCCATCTGACCGACGTCAGCCATATATCCCGACGTCTGATCCACCCACTTTGGTGTAGCCAGCTGACCGAACGGCACCCCCTTCGGCGGCATCTGCATCTTGCGCAGCCAGTATGCCGGATCAACGCCCTGCTCGTCGAAATGCTTCACGAGATCGGGATACATAACCTCGCGTGGCAGCTGCATGCCAAGGCCGAACTTGCCCTCTCCGACAAGATGCATGGGATAATCGGTGTGCGTCCCCTTCACCTTCTCGCCGGTCAGTCGCGTCATCGACAGCCCGGCCGAATTGGTCGGAGCATTGAGCAGCGGAGCGTCGGTCGCCGCGTATCGTGCCGCGACGACATCGGGCACACCCGGGATTTTGCCGCGCTGCAGCTCGATCGCGTCGATCACCGCCTTGCGGTAGGCGTCGGGCGACGCCGCGAGAAACTGCTCCAAGTTTTGAGATTTGACGCCGGGAAAACGTCGCCACGTCTCGTCGTCGCGCGCCATCTCCTTGGTGACAGGCGTCTCCGCAATGCGCTCCCTGATGGCTTTGTTCAGAGCCGCGCGCCCCTTGTCGGTCATCTCGGCGTTCGGCAGCATGCGCGACAGCAGACCCCAGGTGTGGCTCGAATAGTCGGCCGACTGCGGCCCCATCTTGGTGTACGCGCCGGTCACGTCGGTTTCGAACTGCCGCTGCAGAGCGCGCACGCGGTTGCTGATGGTCGTCGCCTGCGTCGGGTCGTTGGCGTACCCGGCGAGATCATCAATGTAGCCGTGACCGCCCTGCGTCTTGAGCGGGACCGTCAGCGGGATGTTGTCGACCTTGTTGAGGATCACGCCGCGGCTGGTCGGGTCGCCAAGCAGCGGCGTGATGAACTGTCCCTCCAGCGAACTCGGCGAGATCGGTGACGGCGGCGGCGGCATGTTCCGATAGTTGGCATCGACCGGGATGTCGGCCAGCGGCCGCTCCAGCTTGCGGTTGGCGATGCGGTGAAAGTTCTCTGGCACCGGCCGCGCGAGGTCCAGCACATGGGTGCCGCTCTTGACCAGCTTAGCCGACGCCCCCTCGGCCTCGTTGCCGGTTGTGATCGCGCTCGCAGCCAGCCCGCCAATGCGCCACGCCCGCGGCGCTGCCAGCAGCGCCTTGCCGACCAGCCCGGCACCGCCGGTCGACAGCATCAGCCCGTAGTCGAACGGTGTCTCCGGCTTGAGGACATCGACCACCGCAGGCAGGTAGCTCTGGCTCTCGGCGTTGGCGCGCTCGTAGGGCCTGCGCAGACGTTGCGCCGCGGCTTCGCTGGCAGCGGCGACCTCGTCCTGCTCCGTTCGCGGCGCAGGCGGCGGAGGCCAGTAAGCCTGAGGATTGTAGGCGTCCTGCGATGCCAGTGCGCCCATCAGCCAGCTGTCGCTCATTGCGGGGCCTCCTGCGGGACGAACGCCTCCGCCGACATCGGCACCGCGCCCATCATGCCGTAGCGGCGCAGTATCTTCTGCACCTCGTCGTCGGTCACCGCGTAGATGTCGCCACGGTACCGCTCGCCGATCCCCTCCAGCACGTCACGCGCCACCACCGTGTCGTGCCCGCCCTGCTTCGCCTCGCGCATCACGCCGGTCTGGTAGGCGGTGTCGTCGATGAACCGCTGCGCGTCACGCGGCGGCATCTCCAGCAGGCTGCGCGGCGTCAGCTGCGTCTCGTAAACGTGGCCCGGCTTAATCTCGCGGCCGCGATGGTCGTAGAACACCGGCTCGCCGTACTCGCGCGGCACCGTGAATGTCTCGGCGACATCCGGGTTCGATGCGTGAAACGTCGTGTTTGGCGTCTCAATTCCCTGCCGGGTCCGCAGCACCTTCAGCCCGCGCTCCGGCGAGCCGTGATAGGCGTTGATCAGCGCCTGCGCGATGCGGTCCCGCATGCTCATCCCGGCCTCCCCATGCGCAGCATCTGCATCACCACGCGATCGCGCGCCTGCTGGCGCTGCTGCATGACCTGCAGCTGGCGCTGCTGCGCCGTCTTTGGCGGCATGATGTACGCCTTGGTGTCGTAGATGCTCGGCGGCAGCGGTGCCGGAGCTTGATAGCGAGGCATCGGCGTCGCCGCCTCGATCGCGGCGATCGTCTCCGCCGTGTCACTGGTTTCCGGCAGCGGTGTCGGTGCCTTTCTTACGGTGATCCGCGTCGGCTCCCCCTCAAATGGCCAGCTCATGAGAAGTACCCCTGCGGGCTCTGCTGCTGCTTGAACTGCTGCGCGGCGAGCCGCTCACTGGTGCGCGCCGCCATGTCGGCACGGCGATCGGCGGCCGCCTGCCGGGCGATCTCCGCCTTCTGCTGCGCAGTCTGCACGTCGACGGTCTTGCCGATCATGTCGGCCTGATGCTTCTCGCGCGCCTGCATCGCCTTGGTGTTGGTGAGCTGCGCGCGGGCCTCGTCGTCCTGCTGCTTGCCGAACATCTCCATCTTCTTGATGCGCTCGTTCGAGGCAATCTTCTCCTTCTCAAGCTGGTCGCGCTGCTTCAGCTCTGCGGCCTTCAGCCCGACATCGGCCTTGTCGCGCTCCTTCTGCCGGTCGATCTTCATCTGCTCGATCTCCTTCGCCAGCTTGGCCTGCTGGGTCATCGGATCGTCCTTCTGCGGCTGCTCGCCCTTGGCCTTCATCTGCTCGACCAGATCGTCGATCGCACCGTCGAGCTGTCGACCGGCGCGGAACGGCGCAGTCGCAAACTTCAGCAGCTCGCCGCAGAACTCTGCGGTCTTAGGTTCGGCGCTGATCATCTGCGCGAGCTGTGGCAAGAGCTGCGCCAGCACGCCAATGAACTCACCGCGGCGCTGCTTCTCCGCACCCTCGTCGATCATGATGGTCGAGTCGGTCGCGATGTCGAAGATGTACGACTTGGCGCGCTGGTTCTTGAACAGGGTCAGCACCTGCTCGATCGTCGGCTTGCCCATGATCTTCTTGATTGCGTCCTGGCCATGCTGCAGCAGCTGCTGGCCTTGCATCATCAGCTGCTGTGCCTGCTCCGGGTTCTGCTGCGCCAGCTGCTTCGCCTGCGGCAGCTCCTGCAGCTTCTGCATCGCCAGCTGCTGATTGCCGAGCTGCATCTGCAGCTGCTGAACCTGCTTGCGCTGCATCTCCTGCGTCGGCAGCTGGGTCTGGCTCATTTCGATGATCGTCACCGGGTCGAAGTTCTCGGTGATGATCTCGCACACGATCTCGACGAGGTCGCGCGCGACCCGAACCATCTCGGTCTGCTTGTCACGCACCCGGCTCGAACCGAACTGGCTCTTGAGCTGCTGTGCGCCGAGCGTCTCGCGCGCGTCGGTCGCGCCGCGCATGATGTCACTGAGCCCCATGATCTGATAGATGTCGTCAATCACCTGCTTGCGCAGCGCCACCAGCGCGGTGATGGTCTGCGCGATCGCCTCGATCGGCAGCCAGATGATCACCTCTTTGGTGCCGCCAAACGCCGCCCAGTTGGCGATCGGCACCAGCATGCGGCCGGTGGTCTTGGTCTTGACCGCGGCCTCGATCGCAGCAGCCAGCTCAGCGCCGCCGCTCGGATAAAAGCCTTTGACCTCCAGCGCCTCTGACAGCGCATGGATGCGCCCTGTCAGCAGGTTCAGCTCCTCCAGCTGGTCTTTGTACTGCATGACATCCGGCACCGGCACCAGCGAGCCGCGCTGCACCACGCCGTAAGCCGGTTTCGGGCACGGGAAAAAGCCCTGCAGGTCGAGGTGAGGATCGTCCTCGTCGAGTATCTTCTCGCAGCCCTTGGCGACCCACAGCACACGACGCTCAGTGCGCGACCAGATTTCCCAGAACTTCGCACGCTCGCGACTGTCGGCACCGCCGACGCCCTTGGCCTCCTTGTCGACGCGGTATTCGGCGTCCTGATACTCGTCGCCGGAGTACTTCTTGAACCGCTTGCGCGCCTGCGATCGCGTCAGGTAGCTCGCCGCGGCGACCCAGGTGACCTCCGGCCACGTCCGGCTGACGCTGTGCAGAAAGTCCCGGCGCTGCTTGAAGTCGATACAGACCTTCTCGTGATCATAATAGCTGCCGCCCTTGCCGCTCTCGTAGCGGCACCACGGCACGCCACGACCCGCCATCACCAGATCGTCACGCACCAGCACCATCAGGTCCTCGATGCGCGCAATGTCGAACGCGACCATCGAGCACCGCTCCAGCACCTCGGCGGCAGCCTGATAAACCGGGCGTCTGTCTTTGAACTTCGTCACCACCACCGGCCGCGGCGGCTTGGCAAGGATCGCTGGCTTGATCACCTCGCAATTCGCCCAGAACATCTGAAACTCTTTGTCGCGCGTCATGCCAGCGAGGCGCTCCAGATTGGCGAACTGCTTGTCGATGCGATCGCAGTGATCGTTCCACCGCTCGAACGCGCCCTCGCTTTCCTCCAGCATGTTGATCCACGCCTTCGACTTGCGCGGCTCGATCGCCGGATTGAACTCCAGATCATCGAAGCGGATGTCCTCCTCGATCGGCTTGCCGGGTTTCTCGTCAGCCATGCCACCGTCTCCTGATTGCGACATAGCAGTCGCGGTTTGCTGACACCGGCTCGAACTGAAACAGGTAGTCCAGGCGATGCTCGACGATTGCCTGCGCCGGGACCTCCGGCCAGAGCGCACACCGCGCAATCCACCGTCGTTTCGATGTGCGCTTGCGCATCAGGCGCTCCTGACGTCGAGCCAGTCGCGCCGGTGCCCGCCGCCGAGCGCATCGAGCGCCTGCACGAACCGCCGGACCCGCGGCCTGCTCTTCAGTTCGATCGCGACCGACGCCGCGACCCGCTCCGCACTGGTGTCGATCGGCGGCCGTCGATCGAACTGGCGCATCCGATAGGCCTTGTCGGCGATCTGCTTGATGCGCGCGCCGCTGAGGCCGAACCGTCGACCGATCGCCCGCAGCGTGAGCCCGGCCTCACGCATCGCGACCACCGTCTCGCCGCGCTCCCAAGCGACCTGACTGATCACAAGCGTCCCGTCGTCGAGCATGTCGCTCCACTCGATGCGGCTGCGGCGCTCGCGGTGCGTCTCCTCGGGCGGCTTGGTCTTACGCCGCCACGCGGACGCCGTCGCGGCCCGCGACAGGGCCTCGTTGAGGTGCGGCCCGCGGTAACGCTCCTGCAGGCCCTGGACCCACTGGGTGTGCTCCGCGGCCCGCTGCTCGTACAGCCGCTGCCAGTCCTCGCCCCGTGTGCGGGCCGCGGCGAGAAGATCGCGCTCTCTCGCCATCTGCTGCCGGGCGCGCCGGGCTGCCAGCTCTTCCAGATGCGCGTCCATGTTGAGCAGCCTCCGCCACAGCTCCAGCTCGACCGGCGTCATCGGGTTAGTCATAGCGACCGAACCTCCCGCGCCCGTAGGCAACCAGCTGATGCCAGATCGCACTGAGATAGTAGATCACGACCCCCTGCAGGCCGATCATCACAATAACGCCGATTTCGACCGCGGTCACAGCTGTATTCCCCTGCGCCGATCGGGCGGTGGCGGGATATGGAAACCGACGCTCGGCGGCGGCTCCGGCTCACGCAGCGGCGCAGGCTGCCAGCTCAGAGCCAGATAGCGAAAAGCATCAGCAGGATGGCTAGTCCAGTCGTGAACGTGAGAAGCACGAAACGTCTTTTTCTCGTCATCCCATTCACGCCGGTACTGTTCGAGCGCCGCAAGTCCGCTCTCCTCGCAGCGCGGATGAAAGACGCAGAGCGGTAGCGTGCGTCGCGCGGCATTGATGCCGTCACTGATGGAGACGTGCGGTGCCATCCGGGGGTGTAGACCCAAACTCTGCATAGTCTCGACGCGCGTTCGGCCCGACCCCCATTCCATGACCTTGGCGTCGTGCGGCACCCAGTCGTCGCCATGCGCCCACCCCCGCTCTGTCTCGCGCCGATTGATCTCGTCGCGGTACCACTCGACGCCGACGCCGCTCGTCGACAGGCAATCATAGACGTAGACCTGCCCACCGCGCACGGTGAACCACCAGATCGAGGTATCGTCGGTGACGCCCAGGTCCCATGCGCGATGCACCAGCTCGCCGGGCAGCGGCTCGATCTCGCGCACGCGCTCCTCAGTGCGGACTTCGGCCATCTCGAATGCGTAGATCGCGCCGAGAATGGCGGCCTGCCAGTCGCACAGATACTCCTGACGATACTGCGCCCGACCGACGTCCTCACCGTACAGCGCGGTGTACTCTTTCAGGGTTTCGGCAAGAGCCTCGTCTGATAGGGCACCAGTGTCTTTGACGGTGAGGAGTTCGGCGAACCATCTTGGAGACTGCTGGGCATGTCGAAAAAGGTCCAACGCATGATTGCGTCCGCGGGGAGTAGTGATGAACGTCGCCCAGCCGTTGTTCTCTTCGACCATTGGCCGGTGATATGCCCACGCTGAGGGATTTGCGAGCGCGTATTCCGAGTAGACGATCCCGGCGACGCCTGCGCCAACGGTGGCGTCGTAGCGATCACTACCAATGCACTGCCATGTGCTTCCGTTCTTGAAACGGATGAACATTGATCCTTGATCAATGTTCTCGATGAAGTCACTAGGGAACGCTTCTTCGATGCGTCTCTTCCCGGTATGCGCATTGACTGCACTCCAGATTGATTTGCGGGCCTGCTCGAACTCTGGGAGACAGTGCCAGTACGAGGCCGGGCGTTTGACCGCGGCGACAGCAGTGTGGTGAAGCGCAACCTCGTCCTTCCCGGCACGCCGGTGCCAGATCGCGACCGCGCGTTTGCCTCCGGCCTGCAGGTACTGCCAGAGCGCCATCTGATGCGGCCGCGGCGTCCACTTATTGTGCGGCAGCGTGATGTCAATCATCTGCTTTGCTCATGATGTCGCGCAGCTCCTCGACACGCTGATGCAATTGCCTCAGCTCGGTCGAGTAGTGCCCATCCATACGCGGATGGTTGAACTGCTGCGCGATCAATTCGAGCGCGACGGTGATGCGCTCGAACATCTCGTGGATTGTCACGCTCTTGTGCGGATCGCCATCGCGCATCGCGTCAGCCGTGAACCGGTGCGCCGAACACGCGCCAGCCCAGCAGCAAGAACAGCAGGAACAGCAGCAACGAGTTGCCGAGCGGGCCGTGTGCCGCGATGCCTGCCCAATTCCAATTCCACGCGAGTGCGAACAGCAGCCAGATCAGCATCAGTATCCAGAAGATTAGACCGAGAGACATCGTAGCCTCCTATTTGTCGTCGTCTTTCTTCTTCGCTGCTCCGCCCTCCAGAATTGTCCTGATCGTCACGCGGATGTCGCCCTCGCCATCTGCGCCGGTGTGCGGCTGTGCTGGCTTGCCCCAGCCGCGCTCCAGCAGCGCGACGCACGCTGCGACCCTCGCGCGCTCGCTCTCGCCATTCAGCGCGACGCCAGCGAGAGACTTCAAGCACATCTCAGTGTGAGAGCGCGCCAAAGAACGCAAATCGATTGGGGCCTTCGCCATTTAAGTCCTAGGTGTGTTGTCTTGCCTGTCGTTCTCGTCAATCGCCGTGAACAGCGCCTGCAGGAGCTGGTTGACGTCGTGCAGCAGGTTGTCGACGTCGACGCGCAACGCCCTGACGTCGCTGCGCAGCTGTGTGATCTCGCGGTCCATCACGGCCGCGACTTCGTTGAACCGGGCATCGATCTCGTTGCTGATTTTCAAGCCTGCCATGGCATGCTTTTTGGTCCGGGTAATTCCGGGTAATTACCCGGACCATCATTCAGCTTAACAGCCGCGATCGTCAAGTTGAGCGGTCAGAGCCAGCCCCACGAAATAAGCTTGAAGATGAGCCAGTAGAGCGGAAGGGCAACGGCGGCGATCATCACCATGTGGATGAGGGCGACACCGATCAGGCCGAGCAGAAGGAGCAGGGCGTCCATCAGTTCGACCCCCTGATCCACTTTGGCACCAGCGGCTCGACCTTGTGCGCGATGCAGGCGCGCAGCAGCAGCACCTGCGCTGCGGGGATCATGGCGTCGCCCGAAAGATAGCGCCGCGACGTCCGCGCCGAGACGCCCAGATAGCGGCCCGCGGAGGCCTGATTGAGGCCCAAAGCCCGAATTGCACGGCCGTAGGCACGCGGCGACATCGACCGCTCCATCTGCCAATCGTCAGTCGTTTCAGCCATTTAGCTCTCCTTTTGAGCGCGCATATGCGTCGGCGCACAAATGTGCGTTTCGCATATGCTCTTTTATGTGCTTGGCCGCATGTGGTCAAGCTGTCCGGCCGGTCTATGGGACTTGACAGGTAGGACAGCCGGTCCTATAGGTGGGGCGTCAACAACGGAGCAAGCAAATGCAGAACGAGTTTCAGAACGCCTACCAGACCTCGCAGGCGCTCCAGCGCCAGACCAATTCCTACGCGGTGCCGGAGGGCATGTTCGCCGTCGTCGAGTGCTCGCTGGCCTACTGCCAATTCACTGACGCGACCCTGCCGAACCCCGACCGTCGCGTGGTTCGCTACTACGGCTCGCGCCGCATCGCCGAGCACGTTGCCGCCCGCAAGAACGCCGAGCTGGCGGACCTCTACGCGGAGGATGGCGGCTGCGAGGCTTGGTACGAGGTCAGCCCCAAGCTGCCCCGCCCGGTGCTGGTCGCCGCCCCCATCGATGATGAAATCCCGTTCTGACCGAACGGCCTAACCCCCTCAACAACGGAGAACGACCATGACCGACCAATCCTCAGTGACTTACGACCGCGACGGCAACGCCGTCTGCTTCTCAGGCCCGGACGCCGTCCACA